CCATCCACAAATAACACCTTAGAATTTCTAGTTCTAAGGTGTTTAGTGGTATGTTCCAAATTTACTTCATCTAATAAATTCTTGTATTTGTTATTCACTATTCTACTTCGTTTGGTAAATTTGTATCAACTTCCATTGCTTCAATATCGTATGTATCCTTTTTATATTGAAGAATAGTCGTCTCGCAAATCTTTTTATAAATTTGGTCTCTTAACTCAGGTTTTTGTTGCATCATTATAATGAAATCCTTTGATTGGAATTTAACAACTTCACCGGTATCAGTATCTACATACTCATACCAAGCTCCACCCTGTTTAACTAACTTATTATCTTTCAATACAGTTAGCCAGCTACCATAATTATCTATACCTCTATCGAAATAGATTTCAAAATCTGCCGAACGAAGTGGTGGCCCTAATCGGTTCTTAACCACTTGTGCTCTTACTGAGATTCCTACTACTTTATCCGTTCCGCCAATTTTAGTTTTAATTTGACCAACGTTCTTCAATCTTAAACGAACCGATGCGTGGAAAGCCAAAGCCTTACCACCACTCGTTGTCCAAGGGTCACCGAACATTACTCCTAACTTTTGTCTTAATTGGTTTGTGAAGATAACTGCAATTTTCTGTCTACCAATTACATTGGTAATCTTTCTCATTGCTTTGGATATGATAATAGCTTTATCGGTTGCATAACCATCTTTATCATAATCCGATTCCATCTCTTTCTTAGTAGAAGCCGCCGCAACGGAATCCACAACGATTGTTACTAACTTATCTTTTTCAGATGTTCTAACTTTCTCAATGATTGTTTCAATTGTTTCGAAAATATCCTCAACTGTATCTACACTCACATATAGAAGTTTGGATACATCTACTCCAATTGCATCAAAGAACTCTCTACTTACCGCAGTTTCAGTATCAATCAATACTGCAACTCCACCTTGTTTTTGAGTTTCCGCTAAGATGTGGGCAGAGAGTAATGATTTACCACTCTGCTCCAAACCTGTGATTTCAGTAATTCTACCAACAGGTATTCCACCATACGGGCGATTAGAAATAGCAACGTCCATCATAGCTGCTCCGGTTGAAATCCATCCATTTACATTGGTTGGTGCTCCATCGGAATCATCATCTAAGAAGAAAGCGATTTTTTGGTCTTTGTTTTTCTTGTTCAGACTATCGACCAGAATATCTGCTAAATCAGTTTTTGCCATAATTTATAACTTGTTATTATTTGAATAAATCTTCGAACGCATCCGCAACTTGTTGAGTTGTTTTGGATACAGGAGTAGATGGTGTTTCATCCCAAGGTAACTCTTGCTGAGTAGCCTTTTGTGGAATCTCATCATCTAATTGGTGAGGCTTTGTATCAAAATCAAATGAATCACTTACACTCTTTTCTGTTTTAGCCACAAGTGTTTCTTGTGTAGCAGATGGTGTACCCTCATCAGTTGTGTTTCCAGCTAACCAATTTTCTAAGATTTTCTTCAACTCATCATATGACAATTCTGAGTAGATAGTGGTGATTTCTTTTTCGTTACCAATCAACTCACTAATCTTAGAATCATTCTCATGCAACTTAGTAGTTGTAGGTTTAACTCTGATAGTAGTAGTTGGGTAAGATGCTCCACCTTCCGCTGCTGCATAATCTACGACGATATCTCTACCATTAATTGGGTCGGATAAATCACCGTAATCTGGGTCTGCGAAATAACCCAATAATTCTTGATAAACTGTCTTACCGAATCCCCAAAACTTAACACCTTCATTTTCCTGACCTCTTACGATTACGGGAACAAAAGTTCTCAATTTTGGCTCCATTTTCTTAGCTTCGCGGTAATCATCCTTTCCACCCATTCTCTTAAGTTTTTCTGCAAACTCTACGATAGGGTCAGGTCTTCCGAATGAAGCTGGTGATAAATAAGATTTGTTGTTGATGTTGTAGTGAAAATACAATTCAATAAAAGGAATATCCTTGTTGAATTTGTAAGGTACTAAACGGATTTGGTGTTTACCAACTGTTGGCTTCCATAGTGAGTCAGCCGTTTTCTGTGTGCCCTGAAGTTTGTTCAGACGGGCTCTGATTGCATCAATGTTTGTTGACATACTTTATTTGTTTTATGGTTTAAAAATTAAGTTTAAGTTTATAGATATAAATATCTACAAGTAATAAACTTAGAACAAAGATACACTATTATATCGAATATTCCAAGCTTTTTTGAATATTTTTTTACTAAAATATTTCGTTTTCTAACTCTCTGAGAGTCAGTTCATTACACTCCTTATTATCCTTACATTTTTTGTAAGCATCGTATAATTTCTTATGACGGTTGATTCGTTGAAGAACATACCAACCATCATCATTTGTGGTGTAAATAGATTCCCATAGAGTTAAATTCTCTGAATATGGGTGTGGTTGATTTTGTGCCCAATTTTTAGCAGCAGTAAAGCCTTTTGGGGTTGCAGGAAATTCTCCTTTAGGTGTAGGAGTAAAAAATGAGATTAGTTTGCGTAGTAAGTTTTTCATGAAACGGAAGGAGTTGTGATTCCCCTATAAATATATACAAATATACGAAAACAATTACTTTATCCAACCTATTTTTTTACCTTCTTTTTTTCTTCTTTCCCACTCTTCTTCTGAACCTGGAAATCTCCATGCCCACACTATCCAAAACAACATAAATCCTCCTATACCAATTAATGCAGCAGGTTTATGTAATGTAAATAATAGAATCGTATAACTAATAATCATAGTGATGACCATTATCCATTTAACCTTTGTTGGATAGATACTCTTCGCTTCCCAACGAATTAGATAAGGTGAAAATTTAGGATGAGTATGTAACCAATGATTTAACTTCGGTGAACTCTTAGCAAACGCCCATGCCGCTAATATAACGAATGTGGTCATTGGTACACCGGGTACAATTGCTCCAATATAAGCACACCCTACAAAAAATAGCACTAAGGCTCTACATAACCAAATTTTCATTTTACTTTGTTTTATTTTTGATATGTTCTCTTACCATTTCATCTAAATAATCTATCGAGTCCGAATCTCCTGTCCATCCTTCATACTTCATATAATATTCAATTAACTTAGGATTCTCTGCTAATCTTTCTTTTAGTTCACTTAGTTTAGGTATGTATATGTTTATATAAGTCATTATTTAGCCCACTTTCCTCTGCTAACTAATTGTGCAATGATTCCATATACAGATAAATCCTGATAGGTATCATCTATTGCCTCTCCCACATTATCCTGCTTACCTAATACCACTAATTGTTTTAATCTCTGAATCTTATCATTCATCCTGAACCACAATCCTGTTTGAGATAATTTTCTTTCCTCTTCGGTAGCCAACGATGTACCTACTGAAATATTACCTGGACCATAATTAGATTGTTTAGCACAGAAGGTTTCATATCCTTCTATCATAATCTTTTTGTATTCCGCTGTCGTTTCCGGATACTCAGCTTCAATTTGAGCTACTACTTCTGGGTTCTTATAGTTGATTGTCATAACGTTTGGTTTATAAGTGTAAAGATAATAAGAAAATTTTACATTTCCAAATTATTTTTCACAAGGTTCTATCCAAGTTGAAAAAGATACGTTTATGGCCGCGGTTCTCTTTCCGCCTTCACCTTTTATTTTCATTTCTCCTGGATTAGGATTGAATTTAACACAACATTTTTCGTTTATACCATCCAATACCTCCAATGATAATTTAGAAGTTTTTCCTTTACCACTTTCTTTAAATCTGATATTACCAAAATTGTTAGATTTAAGGTCTCTGTTATACATCATTTGGAATAAATTTCCTGCCATGTTGTATATTCTCAATCCTCTATCAAATTCAGGGTCCATTTCCTCTCCATTCAAACTATTTTGATATGATTTTTTAGCCTGCTCATAATGAGCCAATCCTTTCTTTTCCATATCAGCAATCATTCTTTCAGTTTGTTGAGGGGAATAACCCTGTTCTATCAAAATTTTAGTTAAATGCTTCCCTGCTTCATTATAAGCCTGTTCTGCTTTATCTACGTTTTCCTTTGAAGGTGGATATGTTCCAAATGTTCCGGTATAACAATCCATCAGAGAATCTAATACCTCTCCAGTTTTTTCATTACCAAACGTACTTCCTTGTGATTTTTTATGACCAGCACTAGGCCCACCTTTTCCTAACTTAATACTCTCAGCATCACTATCAATAAATGAGATACTGTTCGCAGAGAATTCATTTGCATAAAATTCTGCTAAATCAGCTGGTGATAAACTTGCATCAGGAGTATTTTGGCTAGCAAATGATATTATATCAACGGTTGGAAAATTAGAAGATGATGGTAAGAATGCCTGGTTTCCTTTTCCAATTTCATTCATAAACACAATCACTTCAGCTAAATCAGGACCACCTGATGTTAAGTTAGAATCTCTTCTTACACCTTGCAATACCGCTATAAGTTTA